GTCGAATCGATCGCTCAGGATTTTCCATTTGATATCGGTAGGGTCAACGATGTCTATGGTTCATTTCGGCTTGCCGAATTGGTAGCCGCTGGTGCGATTGCTTCTCCGGTACTCGCTAGCCAATTTCACCAAATCGGCCGCGGCGGAATGCTGACACCAAAGCGACGACGGCGAGCGTATTCGGTGGCAACAGGGCTTCGGCGGCGATTACTTTTGACGGGGCAGGTGTAATGCAATTTCTCAAACAATCTACAGCCGCTAGCGTGATTGTCGGGCCGGTATTAGACGCTGACGGCAATGCTTTTACGTCAGCGGTTATTGGCGATTTCAACGTTACAAAAAACGGCACGACCGCGGCGTTGGCAGCGGCGGCAACGGCGACGCATAGCCACAACGGGCATTACGTAATCGCACTAACCACGGGCAACACAGACACACTAGGGCGGCTTGCCATTTCGATGAATCGAGCGACTTACGCGATGACGATTTTTCGCTATGACGTGCTGACCGCAAATCAATTCGATGCGATTGTGACGAATGGCAACGTCACGCCGGCGGCAATTGCCGATGCAGTTTGGTCCGCTGCATTTAGTGCCTACTCGTCGGCTACCGGCACAATGGGGCTAATAATGCACGCATTCTCGCACATGATCGAGTTTGTCAGCTCGTGGCGATGGAAAGCGGCGGCGCTATCGCAGGCACCAGCAGGCGGAGGAAGCGGCGTTGTCAACGTTCTTCCCGCTGTTGGCATATCGGCAGAACGGCAAGCAGGGGTCGTGCTTTCGCCGTTTGTTGGCGAGACCATAACGCAATCGATTACCCTCTACCAAACAGACGGCACTACACCGATCAACTTAAACGGCAAGTCGCTCGAAATTGTTTTCCAAACGAGAAGCGGAACCGATGTTGCCGTGATCGCAAATGCAAATATCACGGTCAGCGGAACAGGTAGCAACATAGTCACGTTTGCGTATCCGGCGGCTGTGACAACGGCAGAGCGTACGTTAAGGGTGTCGCTGAGAGACAATGCGGCACCAAGGACGGTCTACCTTAGCGGGCTGTGCAAAGTGTCTATAGCTCCCTCGGTGGATGCGTAATGCCAAGCTATACACTCTGTCGCTGCGGTGGCGTGATAGATGAGAGATCTAGGCCGCTGACGTGTTCGAAATGCGGCGTCAAGGAAAGGATGAAGCCTAAGACGAATGCTAAGAGCGGAAACGAAAGGGGTTACGGCTGGGACTGGGATCAGTTGTCAAAGCGGTTTAGGGCTAACAATCCATTCTGCCAAGAGTGCCTGAAGCATGGACGCTATACATTATCAAGGGACGTTCACCACGTCGTGCCCATTGAGCAAGATCCGACAAGGCGATTGGACGTAGCAAACCTCACGGCAGTTTGCCGACCATGCCATCAACAACTTGACAGAAGCAACCGCTTAAAAAGTAAGCAATGAAAGCCAGCAAATGCACAATAGCTAGTCAGTCTCACAATGAGACGGGGGTACCGCGAAGATGCTACCTAGACTACCAAGATATCCCGGGGAAAGCTTGCGTTATCCTCCACAAAATTGGGTTTTGTAGCTAGGGTGTTAAAATGGGCAAGGGAAGAAAGCCGATTTCGGCCGAAATTAAAGAGCTCACCGGAGCTTACCGCAAGAATCCGCAGCGCAAAAACGATGCAGCACCAACGGCAGACGGCAGCGAGCCCGAAATGCCGGAGTGGTTTGGAGAACTCGAAACTGAAAAGTGGCTAGAGCTTTGCGACGACCTCGGGAAGCTTGGCGTTTTGTCTTCGGATAACCGGGAAATCCTAGTTGCCTATTGTACGGCCTACGCTCGCTGGCGAGAGGCCCGCGAAAAGGTAAACGAATCGGGGTTAGCAATTTGGGAGATCGACAAAGACGGCAACAGCAAGCTCAAAAAGAATCCATATGTCGCCGAAGAGCAGAAGTACCGCGAACATATGAATCGGCTTTTGCCAGAGTTTGGGCTAACGCCAGCAAGCCGACAGAAGCTTAAATCACTCAAGACCGACGACGACAAAGACGACTCTTTTTCCATGCTGATGGAACGGATGGGCCGTGGTTGATTTTATGCCGGACAGGCTAGTGCGCGATTACATCGACGGCGTTTTAACAGGTCGGCTGGTTGTGTGCTCGTCCGTTCGTGCAGCGGTGCAGCGTCACTTCGACGACCTCGACAAAATCGGCGACGATGCTTTTCCTTATTACTTTGATTCGTGCGCGGCTGGTGCTTATGTCGACTTTTTTCCGGTGATGCTTTGCCATTCGATTGGCGACAGTGCAGGCAAGCCGTTTACGCTTGAAGCATGGCAAGCTTTTGGCGTTTGGTGCCTATTTGGCTGGAAGCGAACGTCGGACAAGTCGAGACGGTTTCGCCGATTCTTTTGGTCGATGGCGAGAAAGAACGGCAAGAGCACGCTAGGGGCCGGGCTTGCGTTAGCACTGGCCGCAATCGACCGCAACCCGATAACAGGAGGCCCCGAAAGCGTCGCCGAAGTGATCTTGTGCGCGACCAAAAAAGAACAAGTTGAAAAGGTTATGTATGCCGAGATCGAGCGAATGCGGATGAAGTCTCCGCGGATCCTGGAAGCGTCAACGCGAATAAATCGGCAAATTACCTTTGCGCATAATCAAGGGTCGATCCGCTGCGTAGGAAGCGATAAGCCTTATGACGGGCTAAACCCGCATGCCGTAATCATGGACGAAAAGCATGCTTGGCAAGAGTACCACCGCAAATTCTATGACACGATGGTCACGGGCAGCGGTAACAGAGTGCAGCCGCTAATCGGCGACTTTACAACCGCTGGAGATGATTCGTCAAAGCTTTGGCAAGAGGATTACGATTACGCAACGAAAGTAGCCCGCGGCGACATTAAAGACGAAACTTTTTTTTCATACGTCTTTGAGCTTGACGAAGATGACGAGCCGCTTGACGAAAGCAATTGGGTAAAGGCTAACCCAAACATTGGCGTCTCGATTAAAACCGAATACCTCCGAGAGCAAGCGACCAAGGCCCAAGAGTCACCGGCCGCGATGCTTCGGTTCATTCGTTACCACGGAAACCGCAAAGTCAGCAGCGCCGCCAGATTCATCAACCCGACAGATTTCGACCGGTGCAGGGGGCCGCTATCCAACTGGAAATCTGCCGATTGCATTACCGCTGGCATCGACCTCGGCGGCCGCGATGACCTCGCATCAAGGGCATCGTGTGCTCGATTCCCACACGATCGCGACGAAGACGGAAAGGATATTTGGCGTTACGAACTAACGACTAAGAACTTCATCGTCGAAGACACGACCCGCGACTTAACTCGGCTGCCGTGGGCCGATTGGATTCACGAAGGGCAATTGAGGCGGGTTCGGTACGTTGTGGCGTCTCTTCGCGATGATTTGCTTTCCGTGGCTTGGGATCAGGGATGCAAAGCGGTGGCATATGACCCCTACAACGCGGCACAACTAGGCGACGAGCTAGCAGAGAAGGGCTTAGAGGTGCTCAAGATGCCTCAAAACGCCTATCATTTTCACGAGCCGCTGCAGGAAATAGCATCCGCAATACGTGAAAATCGGGTAACATTTGACGAAAAAGACGACATCTTGCGGTTCTGTTTTTTGGCAATGATGACCAACGAAAACAGCGCTGGCCGCATGATGCCGGACAAAAAGAACAGCGAAGAGAAAATCGACGCGGCAGTCGCTTCGCTTATGGCATTGCGGCTGGCGATGCTTGCACCTTCACGACCGACCGGATCACTCTTCATAGCGTAGGGATGCGATGCTCGACTATTTAACGCAGTTCTCCGGACGGTTTCGTCAATTTGCTGGCCGCATCTTTGGGTTTTCGCTAGAAGACCTCGATGAGCGGATGACCGCGTCGAAATCGATCAAGTACGCACCGGTTTGGTATTGCACGAACAAGATAAGCGGCGACGTCGGCAAACTGCCAATGATTGTTAATCGTCTCGGAGAGCGGGAGGTTACGCCTGACACGTCACACCCTGCCTATCGACTTGTCGGGTATCGCCCCAACGTCTATCAAACCGCTTTTCACTGGAAACAACAGGGCATGGGGCATGCTTTGTTGTGGGGCAATTGGCGGTCGGCAATCATTCGCGACGCTGCGGGAAGGCCGAAAGAGCTTGTCCCGCTTTTGCCAGACCGCAGCGACACCGGCCTAGTTGACGGCGAAAAGTGGCATCTCACGATCATTGATCGCGACGACCATTTAAGCCTCTACAACGATATGATTTTGCATCCAGAAAAGGTGATCGCAATTCCGGATGCGGACGTTTTTCACGTTCCCGGGTTTGGCTTCGACGGCGTGCAGGGCAAGAGCGTATTTGCGACAGCAGCCGAAAGCTTTGGCACTGGACTAGCGGCAGAGAAGCAAGTGTTTTCGCTTGCCAAAAAGGGTTTCAGCGGATCGTTAATCTTAGAGGCCCCGCCCGGAATGTTTCGCAATGAAGACGATGCAAAAAAGTTTCTGGACTTTTTCCGAGATGCCCATGATGGCGAAGACAACGCAGGCAAAACCGCGATGCTTCGCGAAGGCATCAAGGCGAACATGGTCGCGATGAATGGCCGAGATTCCCAATGGCTTGAGCAACGAAAATTCCAGCGACAGGACGTAATGCTTTGGTTTGGCCTAGGCTCAATTCCAGGCGATGGCGATTCGCAAGGGTACAACAGTCTCGAAGAGCACAATTTGGAATACCTTACGTCGTGCCTCGACAATTGGCTAACCAAGATCGAGCAAGAGGCGTGGGCGAAGCTCCTTACCGAACGGCAGAAGGAGCGTTATACCCACGCATTCACGTTCGACCGCTCAGCATTGCTCAAAGCAGACATGAGCAAGACGGCAGACTTCGCAACAAAGATGGTCATGGGCCGAATTATGTCGCCCAATGAGATCCGCGTGAAGTACTTGGCGATGAATCCGTACGAAGGCGGGGACGCGTATGACAATCCGGCGATCGATCCGCGATCAGACACCGACCAAGTGCCCGGCGACAATGAGCCAGTCGGACCAAGTAATCGGCGGGTCATTTCGGAGCGTGTGCAGCATCTGATCGGCGTTGAAGCCAAGCGAGTAAACGGCTACGCAAGCAATCCGAACAGGTTTATTGGGTCAATCGATCGTTTCTATGGTGCCTGGCGTGATACGCTTGGCGACGTTGTCGAAGAGCTAGGCGGAGACAGGGCTATAGCGGCCGATTATTGCAAGGAATCGCATGAGACGCTGCTAGAGCTATCTGGTACAGTTGGGCCAGACGATTTAGCCGGTGCCGTTGCGGAGCTTGTAGCGACGTGGACGGGCCGCGCAGAGGCATTAGTTGAGGCGGTTTGCAATGGATGATTGGCAGGTCAGGACGGTTTACGAGCCGGCCAAATGGCTCGATGAGCATCGCAGCGGCTGGCAGTTTGGCGAAAGCGGTTATCTAGCCGCTTTGGCGGAGCGGTTGGGCGTCAATCAGGCAATCGAGATTGGTGCAGGTGACGGCGGCCAAGATTTGCCGCTAACATTGTTGCCGCTTTACAAGAAAGGCATTCCAACAGTGCTTTTTGAACAAGATGAACTTAGGCAGCGATCGCTAAAGCAGGTTTATCCCCTAGCCGACGTTCGAGGAGAATACAATTTTCCACCGTTAACAACAAATCGATTTGCTGGCGTGGTTGTCGATGTTGATTCAATCGATTTAGCAATTGCATTTGATGTTGTTTACAAAATGCGGCCGGGTTTTATTTGCGTCGAGCATTTTGATGCGGCATATGGCGAAGACACTAGTGGGCACATCCCAGAATGGTTGTGGGGCAAGCGTCTTGAGCGTGGCGGGTTTATTTTGCAGGCCACGGCAATCCAAATATCCGACACATTCAATACAACGATTTGTGGATACAAGCCGCTCGCGTTCTCCCGCGTCAATTCTATCTACGTTCGCCGCGACCTGTTGCCAGCTTTGGAGGGCTAGACAATGTACGAATTCGATAAAGACTCTGGTGAGCTTTTCATTTATGACGTGATCGGCGAATCGGTTTGGGGCATGATCGATTCCGCTACCGTTATTCGCGACCTGAAGGCACTTGGCAATCGACGCGCGACGATTCGCATCAACAGCCCGGGCGGATCCGTGGATGAAGGGAGGGCCATCTACAACGCAATTAAGCGACATCCCGGCGGGGCAGACACGATCATCGATTCGGCAGCCTATTCGGCCGCCGGTTATATCGCGATGGCTGGCGAAAGGCGGCTGATCGCTAAAAACGGCATGCTGATGAATCACAACCCTTGGACGTTTGCATTCGGCAACTCGGAGCAATTGCGAAAGACAGCCGACGTCTTAGACAAGTACCGAGATACGCTCGTCGAGGCTTACGCAGAAGCTAGCGGCAAGGACAAAAAGAAAGTCATGGAGGAACTGGACGCCGAAACGTATTACACAGCGGAAGAGGCGTTGGCCGAAGGCTACGTAACCGAGATCGGCGACAG